ACTATCTGGTCTGATAAGGTTATAGAACCTGAACCAGTACCATTAAAAGTTGTAGGGTCTAATAGTGTACTATAAAATACTGTACTAAGATTATCTTCAACACCTGCAACAATTAAATGTTTATCGTGTATTTCAGAGTGTGTTGCAAACTTTGTACCTGTTACAGTTATCTCACCACTAAAGAATGTTCTTGTATTGATGTTAGCACCAGTACCTTCCATTCTAAAAAAGTAAGGCTTGTTAGCTCCATCACATATAATTAATAAACCATAATCAAAGGTAGCACCTTCAAACACTGAACTTCTACTTACGTTTAACCAACTTGTACCATCTTGACTAAAAAATATTCCTGTCGATGCACAAGCTATAACTCCATCACCGTAAGGTATAACTCCAAGAATAGTATCAGTACTACCACTAACTTGTGCAGCACTACCAGCTCCTAGTCTACTAAAACCATTAATACGTCTATAGCCACCTTCGATAGATACTTCAAAGTTTCTAAGGTCTGTAGCTACACCGGGAGTTTTAAGTAAGTCAATCTGATTAGAAGCTTTGACTAAACCACCGGCACATGCAACTGTATAAGGTTGTGATGTTGCCATAAATTAAAAGTACTTTCTATCGTCTGTCATAGTACGAGGAGTAGGATTAATCAAATTAGATTTCATGCTCCTCAATGCTTTCTTGTAATCGTCCATAGCAAACGCTGCTTGTTGTGGAGATTCTTTAAACTGCCATACATAGTATCTGCTTTTAGCAGTTATAACATTCGTGTATTGTTCTGGGAATACAACTGTATCTCCATGAGCTGAAAGCTTTGTAGGCTTTTCAAACGCATAGAAATGTACGTTGTAAACTTTATCAGGGATTGGACTTAAGCCAAACTTCCTGCCGTCTGGTGATTTAATAACTCTGCAAGGCTCACCATAAGCCTGTGAATCTGCATCGTCTATGTTCTCGTTGTCTCTGTAATATCTTTTCCAATCAGCTAAGTTTAAAAACTGTAGTCCTCTTGAGACAAAAGGAGCTGATTCACCACTCACGTTAATGGTGGTTAAATAAAAATCATCCCAGTCTATTGAAGCGTAATCGTCTTGAACGCTTGAGCTACTAGCTTTTAACTCGTACCATCTGGTACCAGCCACTGTAGCCACTGTTACGTTTCCATAGAACGGGTCAGTTTCACCACTTTCGCCTACTGCAAAAAAGGGTAACTGTGGTTCTTCATTTGCTATATCGAATATAGACTTGTTGATGGCATCCTTAGTAAACTGCTGAAGCCCTACAGCACTTGAAAAGTTTGCAGACGTAAGAGGTATCTCATTGAGTTCTCTTAGTACTTCGTTAGTTAAGTCTAAGTATGTTGTTGCCATTATTTACCTTTAGCTTTTAGTTTTGCTTTTTTGCTTAAATCTTTAAAATGAAATAGCTTTACACTTGTTTTAGTGTGAGATTTGTTTGTATGTAAAGTACCGTTAGCCATTTTATGAGAACTGCCTTTGTGTTCAGTTCCGTCTCTTTTATAATGTTTTACGCCTTTCATTCTTAGTTAGGCTTTGCTACTGGCATAACATTTGGACCACCAGTGCTATACATCATTCTTGGTTTAGCTGGTTTTTTCTTTTTAACTTTCTTACCTGCTTTGTACACTGTACGTCCACCATCTGACATTTTCTTTTTGTACATCATTTCTTTTCCCCAATTGTTTTGATTTTATCTTGTTGATAATTCACTGTTAAACTTTCGTTGTATCCTGCCATGTCTTTACACATCTCTTCTTTCTCTTCGATAGAGTTATAATCAGACATGTTTCCACTTGGTTTTGGATTTCCTGTTAATGTTTCTTCCATGTTTTTTCCTTTAAAAGTGGAGGAGTCCGAGAACTCCCCCGTGTGACTGTTTCGTCAATACCGTTGACTGTATTATTAACTCGCTTGAGTTGTAGTAATACCGTCTTGAACTTTACACTGACCATTTAGATACCAGTTTGTACCATCAGACCACACATGAGCAAAATCCCCATGTACTGCCTTGTTAGCTACAAACGAAATAGTATCTGCATCAGTAACTGTAGCGACTGAACCTGCTGCATCTTCCGGAGAAGATACGTTACCCACAATAATATTAGCACTTGATGCTGTTACTACTGTATGAGTACCTGTTGGTTCTGTTGCTCCAACGTAAAACCAATACTCTAAACCTGCTGCTGGAGCTGGAAGAGTTTGAACTTTCGCTGCTGCTACGTTTAAAACGTAACGTGTGCCTGATTCGGCTGCTGTTATTGTATTCGCTGCGGTGATTGCTTCTGTGTCAGAAGGTTTCTGGACCTTAGTCGCTAACTCACGAACATCAGTTGTTCTTGCTGAGTTACGTCCAGTATCTCTTATATTTACAATTGCCATGTTATTTACCTCTTAGTAAAATTATGCGTTAAAAAAAGAGGAGGAGTCCTAAGACTCCCCCAAGTTTGGTATTAGTCAATACCGTAGAAAGCACCTACAATTGCTTCGTCTCTGAGTACTTTCGCACCATAGACATGCAATCCTCTAACAATATCACCGAAAGAACTAGGGTCTCTAAGGACCTCAGTTGATGTTATTGATTGAGCAGTAGCTGTAGATGAAATATGTCCAGCCAAACATTTACCAGCAGCATTAGATGTTGCGGCAATATTGTTTGATTTGTACATGCTAAATCCACGTAGTTTTCCACTTGATACTAAACCATTTCTGATTGAGCCTTGTCCACCATTGTAGTCTACTGACAACAATTTAGAACTAGATTGTCCTAGAACTTCATAAAAATCAGGACTTGCAACAAACCAACGACCTTCTTCAGGTACGTTCTGTTCGTCTAGTAGTCTTGACATTCTACCCATAAGGTCTAGAGGGTCATGTTCGTTAGAATCAAAACCAATATCTAGGTTACCTGTACCGTCAAAAGTTCCAGCAGCTAAATCAGTAGCATTGTCAGAACCTAAAACGTGGTTAGGTGATGAAGCGGATAATCCAGCAAACATGACAGCTAAGATAGCAGCATCATATGAATCTTTCAATGCATATGCAGCAGAGCTTGAAGCTACTTCTTTGAAGTTGACGTGTGACATTTTGCTCTCAATATCATCTACGATGAATTTAAAAGCTTTAGCACTGTCAACAACCAAAGATGTTTCTTGGTCTGTTAGTTTAGTGGCAGTAGTGTCGCTACCTCTTGTGTAATCTGACACAGAGATAACAGGTTCTTTGATAATCTTTACAGAGTCTCCGAAAGCAGTGATTTCACCGGCATAGTCGGTGTTAGTAATAGCTTCAATAACAGACGATTTTCTGAAAAAGTTTAAAACCTTTTTAGAGTAAACCGCAGGTAAAAAGAAACTATTAGTTTGTCCGCTTACAGAGTTTGCAAAGTTAGCATTAGTATCAGTTGAGGGTTCAAAAAATTGAGCCATTTGATATTCTCCTAAGTTTTTAGTTAATAGTTAATTATTTTGCAATCCTGCCTTCTTGCATGGCTTGACTTATCTCAGCTTCGTGCTTGTCAAATTGAGCCATAGACATTTTTGCAATTTCCCTTTCAGTCCAAATTCTTTCTTGCTTTGGTTCTACACTAGTTGTTTTAGTGGAAACCATGTCAGCAGCAGATTTCTTGGACTGTTTAGAATTTGACTTCTTCGGTGCAACATCCATACCAATATCTTTCTTAAACAAATCTAAAGCTCTTGAAGCTAGATCAGCATCGTCAGCATTGTTGTATACCCAATCTTGGATAGACTTTGGCTGCTCTTTAGCCCAACCATGAAAATCATCACTATTGCGAATATCTTCAAAATCAGGATGCTTATCCATCAATCGCTTTTCAGCATCTTTACGAAGTAGTTCTTGCTCACGAGATTGTAGTTTTTCTAGCTTTTCTCTTAAGTCTTTAGATTTCTCTTCGGACTGTAAGTGAGAAACAGTTTCTACAACTTCGTATACATCAGGATACTCTTCTCTAAACTTTTCAAGTTCTTCTGGAGATTTAGGAGCAACGTAGCTTGGTCTGCTGTTAGCAGCTTCTTCTAGTAACTCTTGTTCTCTAGACTTAAATTCATTTAACTTAGAGTCATAATGCTTTTTCAAGTCGTCATAGCGTTTCTTGTAGTCTGGTCGCTTGTAAGGTTCATCCTTCGTTGCTTCCTGTTCTACAGGTTCTTCTATGTCAGCTTCCTGTCTTGCTTGGGGCTTTTCGAAAAAAACTCCGTCTGCATCTTGGAAACCTATTTCGTCTTCTTTATGCCATGATTTGTTCATGTTGTAAGGATTGGCATTTTCCTCTTGTACTTCTGTAGTCATATTCTTTCTCCTACGGGGGCTTCGTTCACAAGGTAGCTCTATGTCGACTAGAGGGCTTGTATGTAAAGGTAGCCTTTCGGTTTATAAAATGATAGGGTGCTTATGACATAAGGTAGCCCTACCGTTAAGTTTGTTTAGCTTTGGACGTGTCTTCCAGTTCGGTTGTCAAGCATCATTTTAGATTTAATACTTTTAGATATCTCATCTTCATCCAACAATCCTTTCCCACCGTTATCTACAGTAGTTTTCACTACTCTAATGTCCTGTTTAGTTGCAGGTTTTTCAACCTCCATCTCAACATTTTCTTCTTCTGGCTCACCACCATTAGCTAAACCTTGTCTATCATCTGCTTCCATTTCTGCATCCTTCATCATTGCCATTAGTTTATCGGCTCCGATTTGGTCTACAGCTTTTGCAGTAAAGACAAATTCTCCGTCAGATAACCTTGCGGGTATACTGTCAGAGACTCCTGAACCCGGACCTTCAACAGGACCAGACCCAGCAAATTCTTGTGCAACGTCTATGACTTTATCAAATATCATTGATAGTCTGTCGTTGCCTTGTAACGCATCCATTAGAAAATCTTCTTCTTCGTTATCTAATGCTTCGTCTAATATAAAATCTAAGTATTCATCTTCCATTTGATTGTCTGGAAGCATATCCTCTTCAGGCTCATCCATCATGGGTTCTTTCATCATGGGTTCTTTCATCATAGGTTCATCCATCATGGGTTCTTCCATCATAGGTTCATCCATCATGGGTTCTTTAACAGGCATGTCGTCAGATAAAAGTGAACCACCGATTGCAAAAGCACCACGTCCTTCTAAAACATCAGCGTAAGTAACTTCACCGTCTTTATTTAAATCTGGAAAGCTATCGTCTTTTAGTAAACTCTTTTTTTTCATATATCCTCTTTTCTATTTATAGCTTCTTTAACCTGTTCCGGCAACTGCTCTAGGCGTACCAGAGAATTGATCTTCCCCTGCAACCGGAACATTTCCGATTCCGATGTTGCCACCGCCAGTGCCTGTAGGTCCAAGGTCTTGAGGTTGAGCAGGTGTTCCTGCAAGGCTTCCCATTGCATTTGGTTGCCCACCAAGACTTTCAGTTTCAGAGCCAGTTGTTTGTCCAGCATTTTGCATTCCTATTATTTGTGCCATGATAGCTGCTTCTTCAGGGTCGTTTAAAACTTCCTCTGGGTCTAAGTCTAAGCTATAAGCAAGTTCACTAATTAGTTTAGAAACCTTGACAAATGGAGCAACAGAAGGATTTTGTACAGTTTGTAAGAAGGTTGTTAATCTTTGACTTCTTACTTCTTTCTGCATCAAACTGTTTGTTCCAGTAGCTTTGACTTCTAAATCACCGTTGACATCTAGACCACCTTCAAAGAACTGCATGTTCCATTGAAAGAAAGCTTCACCTAGAGGTCTCAATAAAAAGTCATCAAGATTCTTAACAACTGTTTTAATATTTAAACTTGATGCACCTAATAACATTGACATACCCGAAGCAGTCCTTGTCATACTTTGTACACCTGTTTGTCCGTGTGAGTAACTAGGTATTCCTGTTTGTTCGTCTGCAAGTTGTCTAAACTTGTCAAACATCATCATGTTTTCTGGTGCTGTGTTAGGAAACTTCAAACCATGTATAGCTTGTCCGGGCATTCCAGCTTGTCTTCTGAATATCTTACCCGGATATATTTCCATAGACTGTCCACCAACTAAAGCAGACTCATCTACATCAAACACCAAAGACCCAGCCATTGCTAGGTTGTCTACAGCCATACGTGCATGACCATTCATAATCTGTTGAGAATCATCCATGTTCTCAGCTACACCAATACCAAAGAAGTTATAAGGATTTCTTTCGTATGGAAAAGCGTGATAGGGTAATCTGTAAGGAGTAAATGGATTGACCACTGCTCTTAGTAAACTGTTACCACATACCCAAGCATTAACTTGGACTTCATCTAAATCATCAATATCATCTGAAAGTTCTATACCGACTTCACGTGCATACTCTGCATCCATGATTCCCCAGTATTCAAGAACTTCAAAGTTAGATTGATAGTCTTCATCGCTTCTTGCATCATCTTTTAAATGTGACTCAAAACTTTTTTCTTCGTAGTTAGCACCCATCTGTAAACAATTACGGATAGCATCTTCATCAAAGTAAGGCATGTTACGCAGTTGTCTAAGTTGAGATTTGTTTAGTTTGTGTCTGTGAATAACATACTCACATTCTTCAATACTAGTAGCTCCGGGGTCTGGATAAAAATCCCAACAGCTAACAAACTCAATTCTAGGTACTCTAACCTCTAACGGGTTGTAACTTCTTTCACCATCTTCACTCGTATCCCACTTGTGAAGTTTTTTGTTAAAGTTAAATGGTCCTTTTACAATCCCTGTGCCTAGCAGAGAAGATTCTAAAAGAGCATTTCTAATTTCTGATGAACCCTTTGATTCATCTATTTGATCGTGGATAAGTTTTTCCATTCTCCTTGCAGCTTTTTGTGCTGGAGAAATTTCTAACATTGTAGGTATAGGACTAAAGCCTTCAACCAACTGGTCTTCTACTCTATCTTCAAGACTGTCCTCAAACATTCCTTTGTTAAAGGTAGCTCCGGGTTTAAGAACTTTACCATCACCTTCGTACCCAACATCGTATGGGTTATCTAATGTATTCCCATCAACATCTCCGGGCAACTCACCACCACCCATAGTACTTTCTAATCCGGGTGCACCTGTTTGTGTATCTAGATGAGCACTTGCTAATTCACCTTCTGGTATTTTAGTTTCTGTAATACCAATTGGAAACTTGCCTGTACCAAAGATTACATCAACAAGTTGACCAAAAGCAGCTAGTACTTTTGTTTTGGTAATCTTGACAAAGACTCTAGACTTTTCTGAGTCTCTAAACTTAATTGACTTGTTGTAAAGTCCTCTGTAGTTTTCGTAAGCTCTTAACCAACGTGATTCATCTGAACGTCTTGAGTCTTCAGCAACTTGAAATCTATCTTTAATGATTCCAACAAGATTACTTTTCTGTTCTATTTCAAGATCAAGATTTTTACCAGCTTCACCTTCTACTTCTTCGTAGAGGTTGTCAGCGTTTAAAAATGTATTCTCGTTGTCTGCCATAAACTTTAATATCCAAATGTTGAATCAGCCGGTTGATGGATATCTCTTTTTAATCCTCTCAACCTATCGAATGTACTTATCATTCGTGGTCTACTCATTATCATATAACGCAATGCATCATATGCGTGATCTGAAGCATGTGTATCCACATCCTCCGGATTGTTCTTTGATAACGGTATAGACTGTATCTCTCGTATTAAGTTAGGACATGTATTAAATATCTGTAACTTAGGTCTACCATTCTCTTGAACCTTCAGAAACTCGTGTATCTGGATTTTACCCTGCACTCTGTTCTTATCTGCTGGTCTCAGCTTATGTCCTGCTCGTACAAGTGCTTCTCCAACCGTAGGTCCTGTAGTACCTGTTCTAGCCCACGCTGCTGTATCCAAGACACCAGAGACCGAGTAAGGGTCTTCTAGCTCCATACTTGTTATTATACTACCTAATTCTTCTCCTGTCAAGCCTTTTCTGTATAATTCTCGATATATTATTAAAGTTCCATCGTTTTGATCCATAATACCCCATAAACAACAGCTTTCTGCAGCGTATCCGTAGTCAACTGCTTTAACTCTTTCCCAGTGTATAGGTAATTCAAACGGAGTAATCACATGATTAAGTGGATCAAACTCTACAAATGCTGCTCCTTCTGCTACATCCCAGTTACCTTCAAGCAATTGTCTGCGTTGAATCGGTGGTAAAGACTTAAGCATCTGTTCATACACACCATCCTCTGCAAGGTATGGATTGTCTTCTAGCTTTGCAGGAATAAACTTACGTGTTAGTCCATCTCCTCCTAAGAAACTATGATTATGTTCTGCTGGTTGTATGTATCTTTTCTTAACCCAATGAGAACCAACACCACCCGGGTTAGCGGTGCAGCGGAGGTATGTTTGTATTTCAGGGTCGGTTGTTCTTAAACGTGAAGCAAGATAGTTCCAAGCAAACTCTGTGGGTAAATGGGTGATTTCATCAAACCCTATCCAACTGTAAGCTTGTCCTTGATATCTGTATACGTCTGCATCTCTCTCAAGGAATCCAAACTCAACCTTTGCACCAGAAGGAAAGTTCCAAAGTTTTTCAACTTCTCTAAACTTAGCTCCGGGAAAAGCTTGAGGGTATAACTCACGAGACTTATCAATCATCTCTCTGAGTTCTGGCATAGAACGTCTAAGGATTAAAGCACGATGAGCTTTCTTATGACAGTTACGCAGTGGGTCAATAATCATTGCATATGATTTACCACCACCTGCAGCTCCACCGTACAACACATCTTTTTCACTGGCAGCAAGGAAGTCTGTCTGAGGACCTTCGTTGGCATGGAATAATACTTTGTGATTGTCTAGATTGTCTTGTACAGCCTTGGGAAGATTGTCAAGTTCATCTTCAGTGACAGGACCTTCTACAGTCTTGTCAAGTTTTTGAATTGTTTCTTTTTGTTTTTTAAACGATTGTCTAGCGTTGTTAAGCTTTGCTTCAAGCTTTTCAATGTTTCTTTTTTTACGACCTACCGTAGCACGAGCAGCTTTGATAGCCTTTTCGGTGCTGGTCTTAGGACGACCTGCTTTCTTTTTAGGAGTTCCGTCTTTCTTTAAGACAAAGTTACCATCATCATCTTGCAAGTAAAGATAAGGATTCCTCTCCCAGTCTTTCGTTTCGTTTTCCATATTTTTTATCTACGTGTTTCTTAAGACCGGGAGTAGAAATTCTTCTATCCGTTTTGTATTCTAACCAATCACATGCTGCCTGAAGGGATACTTCTTCGTTGACAATCATGTTCTCAGCAATTTGTAATGCATCCAGTTCTTCTTCTAAGGGTCTAAGAAACCCTGTAACCTCATCAAACTCATACCCGAATGGTATGGTTGAGGTTGTTCGTTTAATGTATCCGTCTGGAACCAACTTCATTTTAGATTATCCACATAACTATGAAAGCTGATATAAAACCTATAAGACCCATAACACCCCAGACCTGCATGTCTGTTAGGTCATTGGTATTAATCATACTATTTACTTTTTTTTCTAGTAGTTCTTTTAACATTTGGTTTCCTCTTTGTTGTTTGTTTTTTTGGGGCTAGAAAATCTTTTATTGCTTCTAACCATTTCTTAATCATTGTCATTGTCTTTCTCCTCGGTTTTCTTTTTACCGAATATTCTATCCCAGTTGTCTCTGTAATCTTGTGTATAGAATCCGGGTCTAGGATTAGCACCCTTACTTCCGTGTGTGTTCTTGTATATTGGCGATGTAAATGTTATTGGTTTCTCATCACTACCTATTTGTTTACCCATATTACCACTTCACCTTGTCAGCCCAGTATGCTGCAGACAGCACACCTTTAGCAATGTTTTTTCTGTGTCTTGCTTTGAACGATTTACGTTTAGCTTTCATTTTAGCTGACTCACCTGCTTTAGGTTTACCTGCTGTTGAAGCTCCTTGTTCTCCAAACCTAATGGTCTTAATGGTGCTGCCTGATTTAGCTACAACAATATGAGACTTCTTAGGATGATTAGGAGTACGCTTGGGTTTATTGTAACCACTAACTCCTGCTCGTTTTAATCTACCGTCTGCTTTACCACCTTTAGCCATTCTAAACTTAGCTGTTTTTTCTGCAATCTTCTTAGGTTGTTTAGAGTGTTGCTTACCTGCAGCCTTGTCTTTGCGTTTAGCTGCTGTGGTAGCTGCATATTCTGAATCACTCAAAGCTTCTCTGGCTTTTTTTGGTAGATATCTTTCACCTGTATCGCTAGACTTCTTGCCAGACTTAGTTCCCCAGTCCTGTTTGCTCCAGTCTTTTAACGATTGTTGTGATTTCTTTAACATTACTTGTAACCACCACCAGCTTTCTTGTAAGCTTTGGCTAGTGCTTGTGCTTTACGTGCAGACCATTTACCGGCTGCAGTACCGTGTGAAGCTTGTGACTTTATTCTTTGGAATATCTTCTTGCGTTTTGTTGGTTGTGTGTAGTTTCCTGCAGCGTTTACAGTTGAACCACCCTTTCTAAATTGTAATCTTTCTAATAACATTAGTGTAGTATCCTATCTTCTTCTTTCGGAAGTGTGTTTATGTGTTCATCATCATCATCATTAATATAAATGCTATCAAGTTCGCCTACAACCACTAAGTGATTCTGGGCTGCAGCTAGTTCTGCCTTTTCAAATGTTGATGCAATAATATTAGGTCCAGCAAAAGTGGTACCGTAGGCTTCTATCTCAGTCAGAAATATCTTCATAATCGCCTTCTGTGATCTCAATTGCTTTTTTCTCGGGGAGAATAAATATACCTCCTCCTGCATTATGATTAACTTCTATCCTGTCAGACTTAGAAACTCCTACACGGTCTAGTATGGTCTGTGCAGCTTGTAACTTGTAGTTAGCTTGAGATATAGGCTTGTCTGACTTCATAACCTCTATAATCTTGAACGCTGCTTTAGGGGCTTCCCTTGCAAGAACGTTCGTGGCTACATCGACTACTTCTTCCTTTAAGGATTGTAATACTTGATAGTGATTGCCTGAGTATCCTGCAAGTTCCGCTGACTTTTTAAAGTCTCCTCCGGTCTCCACGAGGTGACCTAAGAATGCTTCTTGTTTCTCGGTAAGCTGTCTGTCTTTTGTTTCAGCTAAATAATTGGTTGCCATGTCTTTATTATAGTAGTATTTGTCAAGTTTGTCAAGTGTTTTAAAGTTTTTAGGTTTATTTTACAAATGACTTGACAAAACAAGAATAAATGTGTACAATAG